GCTTGGTCTTCTTCAGACTTACGTGCTTCTTCAATCTGGGCTGCTGCGGCTTGTGCCGCCGCGGCATGCGCTTCCGCTGCCTGACGGTCGGCTTCTTCCTGATTGAATTCCTGTGCGCCTTCTACCTGTTCTAGAGTCGGCTCTTCGGTTGATTCTTCTACCGGTACTGCCGCAATTTCTGCCACGACTCCGCGACCTTCCGCGGTCAGAAGAAATGCGTTAATCTCGGCCATCTTGGATGGATCCTTCACGACTTTATGTAACTCTTCCTTTGACATGTTAAGGATATAGTCGCGCGTGATAGGTGTAGGTGCTGAACTCATATTAACTCCCGTACTAAATTGGATTGGATTGCCTGATTATTCTTGCTGCTCAGCAACGGCTTCTTGCGCCTTCTGCTGTTCTTCCAAATCTTCGACTACGCCGTGCTGGACGTGATAGTTAATCGAGTCACGAACCAAACGGGTGAATGCATTCACGTCATACGCATATGCGTGACGTGCTTTGACTTTCTGGTCATAATTGTCTTCTTCAGGACTGGTGTTGATCGCTGTTGCCGTTGCTTGGTTGCATCCAGCTTCGATGAGTTTCACGATGACCTGAAAGCCGGGTAACCGACTGACCTGACCTAGTGCTATTTTCTCCCCGAGGGTCAGTTCCTTCATGAGGAGGGGTTTTTTAGCTTCCGCCATTGGTACTCCTATTGTTTAAAGATTTGTTTCAGTTCCGAAACCCTGTGGACTCGTGCCCGGCTCTCCGGTATTCTCCATGTCCAAAGAATGCTGGATAGACTGACGGAGAACTTCGCCGCCGGCCTTGCCCAACTGTTTCTGGTCTTCCATGACCTGATCTTGCTGGAACTTCTGAGCCTGCATCTGCTGCTGGCTCTGGGCTTGCTTTTGCTGCAGCGCCGCCGGAGAGTTGGCGTCATGCTTCTGCTTCTCGACGTCTGTCATCGGTCGCAAGAATGCCTGACTGAACTTCCAACCGGCCGCGTCTGTAAATGCCTTGAATACCGCGATGCCGTCGAACATGTATCCACCGTCCGTGACGTTCTGGACGAATGTCGGGTTGTTCAACAACTGGATGATAATCGGTAACGCCTGAGCCATTTCCTTCTTGGCGCCGAGGTGTGAACCGGCCAGCACTTCGTACTCAAACTTTGCTTCACGGAAATCAATATGGTCGACTTGATACGCGGCGTCTTCCTTCTTAAAAGACTCACCGAGGATGTCGCGAAGTACCGCCGTCGGAAGAAGGTCGTTGTTCATCGTGTCCATCTGGTACAGCCATGGGACAAAGATCTGTCTGATGAAACGACCGTCCGGTCCGTCAAGACGGCTTGCGTTCGCCTGTACGACGGCCGCAGCACCGGTTCCTGACCGCATACCGGTCGACTTAATGCCGGCCGAACTGACGCCTTGGACTGTCTGTTCGTTCGCGCCAGATGACGCTGTCGCGCTGGACTGAGCCTGTTGGATCGCGGCCCACGCGCCCGGAGGAATCGGCGGCATTTCTAGAAACTTGAACGCCTTGTCGACGTCTTCGTCGACTTCAATGATTCCGCCCTGCTTCCAGCGAGTGTTCTGTGTCGGCGCATTAAAGCCACTCTTCCTAACTGCCGTAGGCTGCAAGCCGTAAGCAAGAAGGTCAAGCGCCAAGTTAGTAACGCCTTGTTCAACCAATTGTTCGCTGCCAATTAGCACCCCAAGACCCTGTCCGTAAAAGCAGTCAGGGATGTTGCGCCAGTTCGCGGAGTAGAAAGGCAACTTACCGTAGGGATTGGCTTCGTTACGAATCAAAATGTAGTGACCGTTGAAAGACAGAGCAACGACTACGCGCTCTTTATCCCAACGCTCGATGATCTCCATCGGAGACTTCATCGGATCCGCGGAGGTCTTCTGGTTCGCAGGTACGGCGTGCTGGAGATAGCCCAGCATGCCTTCCGGAATCGTCAACGAGATGTTCTCCATCCCTGACGTGATTCCTTGAATAAAAATGTGCTTCAAAACGTCTTCGTTCGGAATTACGTAGCCTTCGACGTCGCGGAGCTTTTCAAGATCGGAGTAGGTCGCGTAATCGCGATAGACAACCCAGTTAGCGCACTGGATGTCGCCGTATCGGCAGTTCGGGTCTACGAGAACCTTCCGGATATCGCAGTACTTAATCCATGGACGAGAAATTAACTTGTCGTCATACTCGATAAGAACTTCGTCGGATCCCGGTGTGTCTACAAGAGTCGGGGGCCCGCCAAGCGGGTTCGGGATAGACTGCTTCTCTTCCTTCCGCTTGTAACGCTTGACCTTTTCCGGATACTCGAGGTATCCCCACTTCATGATGCAGGTTCCGAACAACGCCATCTGATCGAGGGCTCGTTCTGCCTCTTCCTCGAACTTCATGTCCCATAACTGGGCGCTGAAGAGCGCAGTCTTGGCGCGGACGATATCCTGCGAAACTCCCGGACGGGGACGAAGCAAGAACGGGGGATCTTCATAAAAGATTCCGCCCATCAACTTCGGGACAATCGAGGAGATGTGGTTGCTTAGAATGAACTTCGGGACGTTGGCTTGGGCGACGTTACTACCGTCAAACGCTGATGCTGCTGCCGGAGATTGGTAAAGCGTGTCTGCCAAGGTCCAGCCGCTTGCCCATTGATTGATGTTGATGTAATTATCGGCTGTGTTTGTGTCGTCGATTAAAAGTTTGAGCGCAGCCCCGTCCTTGAAACTCATGGTATTGGTTTCAGGGTCGACGTGTGCGTTGTCTTCGGTTATCTGCGCATCCGGTATCAGGTATAGATCGTTAGCCTGTACGGATAGGTCCTCGCTCATTAAAATCCTATGCCTCTATTGTGGCTTCACCGGCCATGTCGGCCGCCAACCGGCGTCTGGTGCATCGCTCGATGGCGGGACGAATAGTGTCGCGGCTGTCGGCTTACCGAATATCCTGTCGTACTGGGCTCTCATCTGGGATTTTTTCTTCTCGCCTTCCGCGTACGCCTTGGCTTGCTCGGCGTCTTTTTGGTTCATGGAGGTGATAGGGAAAAAAGTCAAATGAAAATAACTCATCGCGTCAGGGATGTCGTCTTTACGTCCTTTCGTCTTCTCCTCGCCTGTGTACCTCGTGAGTTGATAAAAGGTCGGGTCTATCCAGTTACCGATAACGAACCAAAGCAGGTCTTCCTTCAAAAGTGTTTCGAGACCTTTGATTCTGTTTCTCTTCGCGTGTTTCTCGAGCGATGGTTGCCGCCAGAAAATATCAAGCGTGACGCCGAAGACTGGAGCGAGTCTGTGCAATTCATTCTTGAGCCACTCAGATCCGGTCGAATTTTCGATTAACGTCTTTTTTGGATTCCATTTCTTGTTCAGGCTGATGATTTGCAGCGCGAGTTCTGAAGACGTCCACTTATCGCAAACGACTTCCAAAATGACTAGACCAGTCCTGCCGTCTTCGCGACGATACACCCGTCCGACAACGCCGGCAGAGTAGTCCGATCGTTTATTCGCGGTCAACGCCCAGTCCCAGCAAATGAAAGTATCCCCGGTTTGCGGGGCCGCTTCCTTCTGGTAAAGATGTCGGCGAAGAACGTCTTCGTCGAATGAGACCTTAAAGTTGTCGTCGTCCATCGAGCCGGCTGGCTCGTTGAGTTGTTGACAACGAAACTGTTTCTCGTTCTCGAGAAGTTTAGATCGAAGAGACCGGAACGTCGCCTTCTCCGGGAAATTCAATATCACCATTTCTTCAGTCAGGTCCAGTAAAGGAACCTCTGAGTACTCAGGCTTAACTTCCCAGCACTTACGATGGAATATCTTAATCGCGGAATCGCTCGATTCTTCTGACTTCTGGAGTTTCAGACCATACCAATCCGGGACGGGCTTACCGAAGTATCTCGTTCCGATGGTGTCAGCGAATCCCCATTCGTCAAGGATGCTGCTCGTTCCGCCGTATTTCTTGTTGAGTTCTTCCCGGACTTCTTCCTTGTTGCAGTTCTTGTCCGTGATGACGTCGTCGCCTTTCTTCAAATCGCAGTGCCATCCTGACAAGTTACCGCCGACCGGGCGGACCCAGAACGTCGGCTCTGTCTGGTTATGCTTCCGGCAAGGAATCGTGAAAGGCGTTCCGGTAGAACTCTCTCTTCCCACTAGAACGTACTCAGGGAAAAGTAAATGAAAGTCTGTCGGCTTCTCGCCTTTAGACAGACACAGATATTTTTTGACCGCGATCATCATGGCCTTCGCCAAAGAGTGTTCGCCGGTGATTAACAAAATTCGGATGTCCGGGACGTTAATCATCCACTGGACACAATCGACTCGACTGATCGTCGACTTATAGAACCCGCGAGGGTCGAGGATCAAGGCTTCTTTCGTCGGGTTACCTTCCGTATCAAAACGCTCTTGTCGGTCAATCGCCTTATGGACGTCGCCGATAGTGTAGCCATCCGGGAAAGCACCATCGAAGTTCTTCTGGACAAACTGATCGCAAATGACTTGGTGGGTGGTCGAGACAAAGTCGTGCCTCAAAACCGCTGTTCCGAACCAGAATAAATCTTTTCGTGCCTTGTCCCGGAGTTCGAGCCATTCTTCAAAAGAGCAACTCAAACCCATAACCTCGGAGTTCGAGGGGTTCGGGATGACCATCTTTTTCTTCTTTCGTGGGTCGTCTTCCTCGTCGTCTTCCGCTTCTTTGTAAGACATGCCGAGATAGATCTTTCCTAGGCTCTCATACGACAGCGCCTCAGACTTATAACGCTTCCCGGCGGACTGCCTATCCTTCTCGAGCAAGGAATCAAGAAACTCGCTGAGCTTCTTTAAATTTTCCTGATAATTCTTATTGTACTGCTTCTTTGCTTCGCCTTTTAACGCCATTGAGGCTCCTGAGTTCTATTGGTCCAGTGCTTTTCTCGCTTTATTCACCATGTCTTTCTTGGCCTTTATCTCGTCGTCCATTGTAGGACCGGAGGGCGTGGACTTCTTGACGAGCGAGTAAGGTGCGTCCGAGTATTCGTGCTTCGGCGCCGGCGCTCGTAATCCTTCCGGAACCGGTGTCGGTGACGGCCGGGTCAAACGGTCGTTCTCATCCGTGTGCTGGATATCTTCCTTCACTCCAGCCAAGATGTCTGCTGCGGATTTACCAGCGGCCATTTACTTTCCCCTCGTTGGATTCTTTAATCATCAAAGCGGCCCAAACCGCTAAACACGGTGTAGTTATCGATTCGCTAAGCCAAACTAATACGTCGCCGGGGCTCGCAATTCCGTCGCCTAAATTTAACCAGTCGCAAAAGAATTTTAGATGAGTCGACGAAGTCATTAAGACGTGTCGTGTGTCTGAACCCATCTGGGCCCAGACGTCTGGAGTAGTCAAGACGGGCATCTGGCCGTGGTTTAAAGCCATGACGCCTAAATTAAACAAACCGCCGAGATAAAAAAGAAAGGTGGGGCCGAGCAGCAGATACCAATAAGGAATCTTCACGCGTTGTCTACTTCTGATAGATTCTTAACAAGGCATTTACTATCAGGACATCGTCCGCTACTGCGGCCCCTTGTTCGACGTGTTACCACTTCCAAAACTCAACGACTTTCAAAAACCAATTAAGCAGAAGTTGCCAAAAGTCCTGTGGGAGGAAATATTGGGACCGGTGGCGCGGTTACGAGTTGCGAATCCGGCGACTGGTTTCCTCCAATGACTGCCGTGACGTAGTAATCGTACGACACACCCGGAGTAACGTTTGTGTCGATATACTCGTTGGCTGCGACAACCGCTGAGTTGATTGGCGTTGCGCCCGGCGTTGTTGGCGCTACTCCGCGGAAGACGTTATAGCCGTCTCCTGCTGGAATCACGCTAGGCATGTCTGTCGATGCGGTCCACGTGAGTGTTACTGAGTGTTGTGCCATCTAATCTCCTATGCTTTTGGTGAGAACGAACTGATAGTCGAGCCCGCTTTATTGACTAGATAGTGGACGGTGGCGAACGACCCTAAACCGGCGCATACGGTTGCGTCTGGCGAGTGTCCTGTCTTGAGTGTGACGTAAATAAGGACAAACATCGCGGCGATCGAATGCGGGATCGTCAGGATACGAGAACTGCTCGGAACACCGTTATCGCAAAACGCTTGTCTGACAAAGTCCTTGACCATTAGTGCTTCCAAGACTTCATGGTGTGGGCGAAATCAGCCATTTTCTTGACGTGTTCGTTGCTAGAGTTACGGGCTGACGCAAGCTTATCTTCCGGAATCTTTTCTCCGGCCGGAACGCCTAATGCCTTATGCAGTCCACCTTTCCGGAGATGATGAAGCGCACGGTAAAGGGATACGTTATGCTTAGCCATTATGCCCCCATCGGTCCGGCTGGACCGGGTGCTCCGCCCATCGCCGCCGGGGGTGTCGCAGCTGGAGCGGCTGCAGGTGCCGGGGCTCCGGGCGCCGCCTGCATGTCTTCGCCGGGGTTCGGCTGGGACGTGTGCTGCATCATGGAGTCCATCATGGCGTCGTGATCGCCCACGGCGTGCTTGACGTCCTTGTGGGATCCTTCTTCAGAGTGGTGAGTAACTGTATGACTACCATCTCCGTGATGTTCGACCGTCGAGTGAGAGAACTTATGACCTTTTTTACTAGTAGACTTCTTTTCCGCTGATTTCTTTTCCGCCATCATATTCTCCGTGCCTTATTAAATAATCCACCGCATTCTTTAAAACATGAATGCTGTCATGGGCGTTGCCCAAAACCAAATTACAAAATCTGCACAACAAATCTCTGTTCTTACCTGTGGCGTGGTCGTGGTCAAAATGCGGTTTATCCAAAACGCTTAGACATATGGCACACTTGCCGTCTTGTCTTTTAAGTTTTGCGTCGTACTCTTCTCTTGTAATTTTATATTTACTACGAATCCGTTTAAATGCGGCTTTGGCTGGGTCCGACCAATAGCGTTTTTTATTGCGAAGATTTACGTAATCCTTATTCTTCTGCTCATACCTGCGGCGAGTCGCTCTTGTTCGGTCTGGGTGATTTTTACGATATCTCTTAGATGCCGCCCTTCTCTGCTCTCGCTCTATTTCCGTTTTAACTTCGGTCTTTCTGCGCTCTTTAATCTTTTCTTTATTTCTCTCATACCAATTCTTACTTCTTTCTGCTTGTGTCATTTTACTCTCCTCAATAGAGTAGGGGGTGATTGAGGCACCCCCAACCTTGTAGCTACAAACCAATTATATCACAGATGTGTTAATTTGTCAAGAGAAGTTATACTTCTGAATCGTCCGGCATAGCCGACGGATTGGCGTTTCCTTCTTCAGACCGCTTGTTATATCCGAAAGCCTTGTTACGAACCGTCTTGTTCTGCAAAGCGGATTGCAGCGCGCCGTGACCATTTTCTTGGTTTGCGACAGGTACGCCACAACCTTCTGGGTCAGACTTGCCGGCGATCGCGCGGCTATGCTGAGCATGACCGGCCTTGACGGGCGCCGGGTTATGCTTGGCTTGCTTGACGCTGTGCTTCGTGTGTGCCGGAAGGACGGATCCCATGGCTAGACCCTCGGCGTGGCCGATGTCTGTTTCATGCGACTTGCCGGGCATCTGCTTCGCGTGCTCTTTCATGCCGGCTGGCTGGCCTTGTGCCTTTCCGGCCGGTTGCTTTGTATGGATTTTAGCGTAGTCTGACATAACGTCTCCTGAAATGTGCGGGATCCCCGCGTCTGTGTGCCTTCTGGGCCTTTCGGCTTAGGTAAGATTCTTTCGAATGCGGTATCTTTTCCGCGTGCGCCCAACCGATCCCGTGGTTAGGTTCTTCCACAGAGTTGAGTCCGCAATATTATTTCGTTCTTGCCTCGTGTGCCATTTTATACGAGGCGGATTTCGTGTCCCATCCCGTGGGCGGCTTAGGCGTGGTGGGTTTATCGGGAGCCGGAGTATTGTCTTCGACTCTTACCAAATCAGTGCTTTCGCCCGGTTTCGTTATCATGCCCGCGAAATCTTTATTTGGCATTTTCTTTCTTCCGGGCTTCGTGAGCAACTTTGTACGGCAGGTGGGAATAATCTGTGGCGTGCTCCCATTCCTTTACGTTCTCTTTCCCGCCGAGAGCCTTAGTACCTTCGGGCGTGTGGGCCCATGCGTTTTGTGCCTTGGATTCGAACGGCATTAGCTTCTCCGGGCAACTCTCTTGTGTCTCGTACTCTTGATGTCGTGAATCTCACTATTGACGTTCTTCTGGAAAGCCGTCAGTCTGGTTGATTCCATCGACGCGCTTTCCAGATGACGCAAAAAAGATTCACCCAAGGTGTGGACACCTTGTTTCGTATCTTCTAACCGTGATTCAATTCCGTCTACCTTCGTGACTATGTCTCGGACGTCTGACGAAAGAGTATGAAGGGTCTCGCCGTGAGCCTCCAAAGATGCTTGGATATGTGGCAAGTGATTCGTCATTAATAAATCAAGGTTTTCGTTGGTCTTTTTGGCTTGTCGATAACTGGCTGTCAACCATTTCAACACTCCATAAATTACACCGGCTGCGGAACCGATTGACCCAACTACCTTGGCATAGACGTATACCGTCTGCAAAGTTGTCTGGTCCATTTTTACTTCCTATAAAATTTGTCGAGGCTATAACTCGACGTGCTGTGGGTTTCACACTTTTTGTGCTGCAGGACCGCTATAATGTTTTGCGTGTCGCCAGTCAGCTACAAACTTGTTTAGAAATATTTTCTTTGATTCTTAACATAAGTTCTGGGAAGTGGTATTCAAACCACTCTAATTGAGAACCCACGCTGTCTTTCATTTCTTCTAAATCTCGTCTAATAAAACCTTCGGATCGATTGCACCATGGAGCAGAAAAACCGTGAACTTTTCCCGTTTTATGGTCATGGTGCAGATGTGGCTTCCTTGTGGTTCCCACTGCAAACCAATCTAATTTCTTTCCACATCCGTCACAACAATGCGTTGAACTCACCCTTAAAGAAACTAATTGCTCGGGTGTTATACTGGCGGACTGATGCTTGTGTTTTCTGGCTTTCCTTTTACTGGTGCTAATAACATCCTTAGCCCAGCCTAGAAGTCCTGATGGTCCTAACCCGTGTCTTCTTTTCTTTCGATCCTCGTTTTTCATATCATCCTCTGCAAAGGAAATGCGTCGAGGGCAGACGTTGCAGCGTCCGCCCCACGACGTTTAATGCAAATTGTTACTCAGCTGATGCTGTGAACTGGTACAAATGTGCCAAGTTGCCGGTTTCGCTGACGGAGAAAGTCACACGTACCACGAGACCGAACACGGTCCCGATAGTCTTCGAAGTCGCGCCGGAGAAGTCAAGACCGGTCACAACGTTAGACAAAGCCCCTGCCACAACCGCGACGTTATCAACTGCGCCTGACTGGATACCCTGAAGGAATCCGCCTGCGGTCGTTCCGCTTACGACAGCCTGCAAGAACCACGGATATGCTGTGTTCAGGTTGGTCTGTGCCGTGATCGCGCCTGACGTTGCGATCGTCGTGTACACAGGAGCGATCAGCGTTCCTGTGTTCGCTTGGATATCAATCGTGACGGACGGGCATGCGCCGAACGGTCCGACTTGGAAATCGCCGGCTGCAACAATCTTGAACTGCTGGCCGTTCAACTGGTTGTCGCCCTTGATGGCTAGCTGACCGGTTGCGTTCGTGGAACTCGGAGTCGTGCTGGCGCCTGCGGTGAAGTTTCCGCTCGGTACCGGGAAGTACTTCGGGAGAATTCCTGTTCCGCCGACAGTTACCGGGTTCGCACCGTTAACCTGAAAATTCGCAAAAATGCTCATTGTGTATCCTCTTTTTTAGTTTACGTCAAATGACAGGAGCACCGTCACATGACGCTTTTGTAAAGGGGAATGCTTGAACGTGCTGCAGAACCCCAACAAAATTTTATAGAAAATGTTTTGGTTATACGTAGGACAAAGTTGCGGTGACGTTCGATGAGGGGCTTGAATTTCCCGCGGTACCCCCAGTTGTAACACAAGCTGCGGTCAAAGCCGTTGCGAAGGTGACGCCGGGAGCGGAGCCGGTTCCAAAGTAAACTGTCGTGATGACGCTCGCGGGGCAATAGATGACCATGTCGGGCGCGGTTGTTCCAACGGTGGTGCTGCCGCTCGCGACATTCCAAAGTTTCAAGTAGGACGAAGCGGCGTTAAGGGTATTATCAACGGTCAGCCAAAAGAGCCGAGCAGAAGACGCTTTTACAGCATCGACCGCATTACCAATAGCCGTATCTGTGAAGATAATTTCGTTCGCGGGTGAACTGATGTTGATTTGCGTAATGGCCAATTTAAATCTCCTGTTTCCTACTTTCTCTTCTTAATCTAATTTCTCTTAATGTGGGGGCTAGCAACGTCATTTCTTCATAAGACAACCGGATTCCCTTTAATTCGTTACAACACCAACAACAGGGAACCACATTATAGCAAACGTGACCTAAATCGTTATCCGCTCGGTCAAGTACATGACCCCCGATTAACGGACCTGAGCAATAGTGACACTCATCATCTTGGATTAATTCGAGATAAAAGTTAATGCTCCAAAGAGGGTCTGTTTTTGGCACACTCTCCGATTTTAACTCTCTTCTAAGTTTTGAGTGCTTGCCATCTGGTGTCTGGTAGTACTTATCTAATCTAATTTTCTGTTTTTCTCTATCTTCAGGAGAGAGGTCCTTATACAACTTAGCTTTAAGAGCTTTGCTGTATTCTTTACGTACGGGGTCGGCGTTGCGTTTTCGGTCGTACTCCAATTGATATAAGTGACGGGACTTTACCCATTCCGGGTCTTTTGCGTGCTCCGCACGAAGGGCTCTTTGTCTTTCTATGCACTTTTCCTTATTCTTGTCTCTCCAAATTTTTTGATCTAAAGAAGCACATGACTTGCAACAACCAGTGCCGCGATTAAGAACGCTTGGGGGTGAGTTTTCTTTTGTTAAACGCGCCTTACATCTTGCACACAATCCTGTTTTTGGTCTCATTTTACTCTCCTCTATAGAGAAGGGGGTGATAGAGGCACCCCCAACCTTCGTAGCTACAAACCCATTATAACACGAAGACTGAAAGATGTCAAGTGTTAATTGTTGATGTTATGGCCCTCAGCGTTTCCGGTATTCAGTGGAACGTTGGTGTCGTAATACGCGACTCCGAGGTAATCCAAGTGCCAGATCGGGGCGTCGCCTTGTCCCATGATCCCGAAGATGTCTTCCTGCTTGTTGTTCTCACTGAAGACGTCCAAGAAGATTTCAGCCGCGGTCAAAGGTGGGACTGTCGTGTCCTTGACTCGGGTGTAATACTTTCCGAACAAGCATTGATTTGTATAGAGACCGCCAGTTCCCGGAGGATTCGGGTTTGCGCCAGTTCCCGGGTTGTTGACCTGCATTGCGGTCGCGATAGTGATTGCCCCGCTCGTGGTCACGATACCTGCCAAGGCTCGGCCGTTAAGTACACCGCCGCCTAGCGTGATACTTGTATTGGCGAGAATATTGCCGTTCATGACTGACGTCCCGGCGAAGACGGATGTGTAAGAACTTCCGACTAGCCATACGACGTTCTGGGCTTGTGCGCCGTTAACGAGTAGGACGGATGCCCCGCTTTCAAGGGTTAAACTCGACCCTGCTTTGAATACGAAAACCGCATTCGAGTTTCCCTGCGCGTCAAGAACAATTCCGCCGGAACCTGATGTGATATCCATTGTGCTGCCAGCGGAGTAGTTACCCGGTAGATAGACATTTGCCGCCGAACCGTTTCCGAGATTGTTCAGAATGGCGGAGGACGCGCTCAAAGAAGTGAAAGACAAAGCGGCGTAATAATTGTAGGCGACGAGAGCGGCGGCTTGCGCAACTTGTGCGTCCGCGTTATCAATTGTGCCGGGGGGAGTAACAACGCCGGGAGGAAATCCTGTGATAGATGTTGTCGGGTACGAACCGACGTTACCACCGACCACGACGGTGCTGCCTGAGTTACTGACGCCAGCGGCGGCCAATAATTCGTAGTTCGCAGCCGCGCCTAATTTTGTCGTGACTGGTGAAGAAGGGACAGGAGGACTGAAAGGTGTCCCGTTAGGTAGGAGTTGAGCCACGCCGAGGTACGTGACGTTATAAACCAACAACCCGCCTTCATTGATGACCTGAATCAAGTCAAGTTTGAGTGGGTTGTATAGCGACGTCAGCGTCAGCGGGGATTGCGGGTTAAGACGCATCTTGCCCCAGTCAGCGACCGTATTTTTAGTCTGATTAATCGGCATTTCTAAATCTCCTGTTTACGAATCTTTCTTAAATCAAAATTTACGATAAGGATTTTATATCACGCCTGCGATTGCGTTCCAAACTCCGGCAACGGCTGTCAAGATTGCGGTATCCGTAGCCGTCTTATCGATGGCTTGTGACGCGACTGCCTGAGCGAAGTCATTCACATACGTCGTGGGTGATAGCAGGATATTCGTTGCCAAGCGAACTCGATTCTGATAGTTAGTCTCTGATGTAGGCTCTAGAACAACAAGAATAGCTCTCTGGACAATCGCGGCCTGAATCAAAGTTTGAAATGTTGGATCATTTGCTGCGGCGTACTGTGTAGCGAGCGACATGTTAAACTCCTAAGATGCCTTTTGAAGTACAGCCACGATATTGACGTTAACCGTTTCGGCTACGCTCATCGTCAAAG